TATCAGATTCAATGGCGGTTGTAATGCCGGACATACAATCTATCACAAGGGAAAGAAGTTCGTAACTCACCACATTCCAGCAGGCGTTTTCTTTGGTGTCCGAAGCATCATCGGCAACGGCTGTGTTATTGATCTTTTCAAGTTTCTTGATGAGTTGGCCTATCTGTCAGAGAATACAGACTTGCCAGTCGGGGATCTTGTAAAGGTTGCACACAATGCTCACATCATTACACAAGAACATCGTGACGAGGAAAGAGATGAGTCAATTATTGGAACCACAAAAACTGGGAATGGGCCAGCATACAGAGATAAGCATGGTAGAAAGGGCGTAAGAGCATTTGATATCCCAGCTTTGAAGAGTTTTTTGGTTGATATGCACACCGAGTTGTATAGCAAGCCAAATAATAAGATCCTTATGGAAGGTGCTCAAGGTTTCTATCTTGATGTAGATTGGGGTAATTATCCATATGTAACTTCCTGTAACACAGGAATCTCAGCAGTAATTCAGAATGGAATCCCGCCAGCAGCAATTAGAAATGTTTATGGTGTGATCAAGCCTTACGAAACTTATGTTGGTGCCTATCCTTTCCAAGGACCAGAGCCCGAACTAGAAATGCTACAAAAGCAGGGACAAGAGTTTGGCGCAACAACTGGAAGGAAGAGACAGTGCAACTGGCTTAATTCTACCATGCTGAAGAGAGCTATGGATATGAATGGTGTTACACACTTGATTGTCAACAAGATGGATATCATGGCAGATGTTGGTGAGTGGCGAACTCTTGCTAAGTCTTTCGATAATGAAAAACAGTTCAAGGAACACATTAGAGAAATTGCTAGTAACCGTTGGATTACATTTTCATACTCTCCTGAAACTATTTGACGCCCGCTACAGACGGGCTATACTGTTTGGGTGAGGAGGCTGTATGCCAATGAGATACGGGTACGCATGTATCAACATGGAACTATCGTACCCAAGAAAGTTTGATAAGCCGAGAGGAACCAAGAAGGTTACTATGTCTCGCGGCATGATTCGTAGAACATTTGATGCTAAGGGTATTGCCTATGCATCTGAACTTGCATTGCAAAATGTGAGAGACTTCCTGCCCATTCTTAAGTGGAATGTGGCTAATGACATTCACTTCTTCAGGGTGTCATCTAATGTATTTCCGTGGGCCTCGGAGTATGAAATCCAAGACCTACCGGATTATGAAGAGATTGAGAGACTATGTAAAGAGACAGGCGAATACGCCAAAGAACACAATATCAGGATCACTTCTCACCCTGGGCCATTCAATAAATTGGCGTCACCAGACGAGAGAGTTGTAAACAATACGATTAGAGACCTTGATATTCACGGTGAGTTTTTCGATATGATTGGCTTGCCAAGAACCCCTGAAGCAAAGATTAATATCCATGTAGGAGCAGCCTATGGCGACAAGAAGACAGCGTTGTCTACGTTCTGTAGAAACTTCGATAAACTTCCTGCTCGGGTCAAATCGAGGCTCACGGTTGAGAATGACGATAGAAGATCGCTATACACGACTAAAGAGCTTTACGATGGGGTTTTTGTTCATGTTGGCTGCCCTGTTGTTTTTGACTATCATCATCATTCACTCCACCCTGGACAAGAGACGGAGAAGGAAGCCCTGGAGATAGCAGTAAGCACATGGGGTAATATCAAGCCTGTCGTACATTATTCGGAGAGTAGAAGTGAAGAACAGAATAACCCAAAGATTAAGCCGTGCGCTCATTCGGACCTTGTTGTTGGTCCCATTAGCGATTACGGTCTTGATCTAGATGTAATGATCGAAGCCAAACACAAAGAATTGGCTATAAAAAACCTCAGAGGCTACTAGAAAAAAGTTGCCAGTTCCTCTGAGCACGTTATATTACCAGCATAACAAGGAGAGATACTATGGCTGATACAAGCACTAGCGAGAAGATGCGCTACATGAAGGAATTCATTCGACAATTCAACGATATTGAAGAGGCTATGGAGCCTTTTAAGCAGCATCGTCGTGAACTCCGAAAGGAGTACAAGTCGAACGGTTGGCTTTCAACCGAAGAGATGCGCTCTGCCGTCAAGGCATACCGTATCCTTAAGACAAAGGGTGACATTGATGAGATCTATGATGCATACACAAGCATCACCGGTCTTACCCGCGAAGAGGAAAGCAATGATAATTGAGTACTTCCGGTGTAATGAAAACGCCGAAACACCAGTAAGGTCTAATCCATCGGATGCTGGCCTTGACGTATTCGCTTGCCTACCAGAAGATGTGCAACTGTCCCCAGGAGGCTCTACTTTGATTCCACTAGGTTTAAAGTTTGGAGTGCCACATGGATTTATGTTGCAGGTCATGAACAGGTCTAGCATTGCATCAAAGCGTAGTCTGATTGTCGGGGCACACGTCATCGATTCAGGCTACAATGGTGAAGTATTCATTAATCTTCACAATGTTGGAGGGTCAGTCCAGACCATCAAGCATGGACAGAAGATTGCTCAGTTGGTTATGATTCCCGTCGTTCCTTTTAGACCGACTGAGATTCTTGAAGACACCTTATATGAGGATGGTATTACTATTTCGAATAGAGGTGATGGGGCGCTTGGGAGTACCGGTGGATAAGGAGACAACCAAACTTATGTTTAGTTCTCAGTCTAATGACTGGGCCACTCCACAGGACTTCTTTGACAAGTTGAATGGTTTATATGGACCATTCACTTTGGACGCCGCTGCGTCGGCAGAAAATTACAAGGTATCTAATTACTTTGATATGTCTGCCGACGCTCTTACCCAAGATTGGGCTGGCAACACTGTATTCCTTAACCCTCCATATGGTAGAGAGCTTAAGGATTGGGTTGCAAAGGCCTATCACGAAGGGCAGAAGCAGGGGACAAAGGTGGTTATGTTGATTCCTGCTCGCACTGATACAAAGTATTGGCACGAGTTTGTTATGAAGGCAGACGAGATTAGATTTGTAAAGGGACGACTTAAGTTTGGTGAAGGCACCAACTCGGCACCTTTCCCTTCTGCTGTCGTAATCTTCAAGCAGTCAGCATACCCAGCACCAAGAATCTGCGGGATGGATAGATGAACAGAGCACAAAGAAGAGCACTAAAGAAAAAGAAAGGCCAAGCAACCTTAGAGGAAGACCAGTTCCTTTTTCATTTAATGCCCGACTCTTGTTCTAGTTGTGATATACCATTTGATAAGAAGGACAAACAGCAGGCCCTTACTTGGTCTGTTGTAGTGCGCAAGGCAGACAAGAGGGTTTCTCTGTTCTGCCCAACATGTATTCAAAAAACAAGAGAGGCAATAGATGGAACCAGCGAAGGGCCCAGCGAAAGCAATGGCTGAAAGATACAAGAGAATTGAAAGAATCACAGGACAAAAGATTCTAGAGACGAAGAAAGAACTAGAAGACTTGGCCCGTTGGGAGGCACAGTCTTCGTGGCAACGAGAGCCTGAACATGTTGACCACCCCGATCACTACAACCAAGGGCGATTTGAAGTCATTGATGTGATTGAGGATTGGGATCTTGGCTTTGCAGCAGGCAATGCTGTGAAGTATATTGCTCGATACAAGCACAAGGCAAAACCAGTAGAGGATCTTAAGAAGGCTCGCTGGTATATTGATCGTTTGATTCAGCAGCTTGAGGAAGAAGATGGTTGAAAGATTAGCAAGACACTCACTGGATAAGCTTTTATCTGGCGAATATAATTTGAATAAACCTGTTGTAGTGAAATGCTACAGCAATGGTTGTCATCTTTGTCACGCTCTCAAGCCTCACTTTGAGAGTCTTGCATCTTCTATAGATGATGTCAGGTTCTTTGCGTTTAATATGGAAGACGGCGAAGGCCTTGAAAGTAAGTATAACTTTGAAGGAGTCCCCACGCTTATCCTGATAAAGGAAGGTAAGGTAACGACCATGCCTGAGCCTGATAAACCACACCCAACGCATTGGTATCACCTAAATGACATGAAGAGATTCGTCAGAGGTTAGTATGGCTGACGAATATGACTACGGAAAAGAAACTAAGACCATAGTTTTTGAAGATAACGATCACCGTCATGCTAAGTTTTTTATTAAACTTCGGTATGACGGTTTTCGTCAATCTGAATTCTTCAGACAAATCATTAGCTCTTATATAGATGGCGATGAATTGTTTATGGAGTATCTTGACTCTATCAAGCCGCAGGCTAAAGCAAAGGTCAAGAAGTCAAAGAAGTTAAGAGACAAAGGTAATGAATTAAAAAGCAATCTGGGTTTGACAGATAACGAAGTTGAGGATATATTTGATTTGATTCAACAGGAGCACCCAGATTTATGAAAGACGGTTTATTAAAATGTTCTCGCCACCACTTAAAGTGTAAAGAGGCCTGCGAGAATTCTACATGTAGATATTGGATTTCTTATGAAGATGAGCAGAATTGTTCTTTAATATCTATTTATGAAAACGGTCCAATGACTTTGAGAGATATAGCAGAGAGAATGGGAGTATCATTCGCTAGAGTAAAACAGATACAAGATTCTGCTTTACGAAAGCTTAAGGCAAATCCTGCACTTTCTTCTTTCAAATTTTAGTCTTTATAAAATCACACCACTATTTATTATGTATTTTAAGGAGTCCAATACAAATGGCTAAGAAAACCCTACTCACCGAAGGTGAATTTAAGAAGTTCATGAAGCTCGCTCGTCTAGAGCCGCTTGCCGCTGAAAAGCTTGCAGAGATGTATAGCCCTGGCAAAGATGATGATGATGATGATGTCCAAGAGGAAGGCCGTGCAGCCAAGAAGCCTAGGAAGCCTAAGAAGGTTATGAGAGAAGAAGACCTTGAGCTTGATGAAGATCTCGCCGCCCTCTTCGAAGAAGATGATGAGATGCGTGCCGGTGATGATATGCCAGAGCCAGAAGAAACCGCCATGGAGCCAGTTGACGATGAGCCAATGGACATGGATGTTGAGATGGATGACGACATGGGCGGTGACGAAACCGCAGAATTAAAGGC